CTCAGGAAGATAAAAACTCACAATTAACACCAAAGCAATTGAATTCTTGTTTCAAAAAGCTAATGTCATTATTAGAAGGCAATGACACGCTTAAGTTAACAAAAATCAAGATGGTAAACATGTTACGTTATACACCAGACATCTTGGTAAAGAAACTAAGGTTGACTGTTTTTGATGATAATTTCTCAGGTCGTTGGAATCATTGGGTAAACATAATAATGATACTTAAATATAAACCACAACTACAGCTCATTATGGCAAACACACAGGTAATTAAAAATTATGATATTCTTGATGTTGAGAATATGTATAATTTCATTGGAGGCTCTACTGCTGATCTAATAATTAAATGTGATCTAGGCACAGTGGCTATTGATCTTACAGTTGATCAATCCCTAATTGATAACAAACTAGCAAAACTAGAAGGTTTGGGGTTTTTAGCTGCTGTAGTTGTGATATCAACAAAAGTGATTGTGAATATTGATGATGATATTATTCGTACTGATTCTCTGACACTAGACAATCTAAGGCTTAGCTTATTATCTATGACTAATGATGAGAAAGAAAAAGTATCTGAGATTATGGACCCAATAATTAAAGATGCATTGCCTAAATGGGAGACATACCTACTTGAACAAAATGTAGAACAGCCAGATTTAGATTATGATAAGTTTTTCACAAGTAACGATATAACTAATCTAAAATCATTTGTAATGAAAAATGAGGTTAATTTTCTCAACTCTATTGATAATATACAATTTAGGGATGAAATTGCTACTAATAGCCAGTACTTATTTGGAGACATGCTGAATATTCCTATAGACATCAACTTCCTTAAAACTTCTGATGACATTTTGGTTTATGTTGTATTTCTTTTATTGTCAAAACAACTAGAAATGCCTTTAGAATTGACAACTTATATTATTGATGAATATAAAAATTTAATTGTTTTAGTAGATTTTAAAAAAGATATATCAAAATACAAGCATGCCAAGATTCAAAAATGGTTAAGCTTAAATAAACCTAATGCCCTAGGATTGTTTCAATTAGATCCACAACATCCACATTGTATTTCCATGGTGGTAAACAAGGATACACCACATGATCTTCTAAACCCATATGAGAAAAATAGGAAGATAAATGTAACAAAACCTCAGCAAAATCAGATAACAAAATTGTTAGACACATGGGATAAAGACATCTCAATCCTGACAAAACAACATTCAGATCAAACATATACTGAAGTGTCAAAAAAGTTAAAAGATATTGAAGATTACCTTGTTAAGGGAGAATCAAAAAGAGCATTGTCTACTGTAGGTATGGATCTTAATATACTAACCACAAACATGTTTCAAATGATATCACACACACATTTAATTGCTTTAAGCCTAATAGCAAAGTTAAATAACCATGGAAGTCATAATAGAGTTCAGTTTGGCTTTAATGGTTTTGATTCCAGTCTTATTATTACTAAAACTAATAAGAATCTAACAAATTTTACAGATTTAAAATATAAAGTTATACATGTATCAAACCCAGAAACTATTCTTAGACCACTCAAACATGTAAGACTTAACATTGCATCACATTATGAGACAAAGTGGCTATCAGTTTCTAAAAACATGTTGGAATGGTGGGTTAAATTACCAGGTATTGCTTATCTGAGACAACAATATTATAATGAACAAAATATCAGATTGTCAAAAAATCTTGAACCTAAATTTAATTTATTAGAGCTTGCAACAGATGTTGATCTAGCAGTTGTTAATAGACAACAATTTTCAGTTCTTTCAGAACAAACAAGATATATTGCAGGTGCAGTGAATTCAGTGAGTTCTGATTACCTTGGACCTATTAAGAAAATGGAAGGATTAACTCTAAAATATCCTTCAGAAGTTAAATATTATATTTCTCTCATTAAACTTCATATTTCAGCTTTTAAAATAAAAAACATGCATTCACATAGATATTTGCTTCAACTTAATAAAATGAACAAATCTAGGAATGTTGCCATGATAATGCCGAATTGGGTGACAGCCAGGTCTGATTTGATGGTTATAGTAGACTCTTTTTTTACAAAAACCATGATAAATAAAGAAAAAACACACTCTGAATTATCTGAAGCTCAATGTATGAATGATTTATTAGATGAGGAAATGTTATACAGAGATTTTATTAAAGATAAATCAGCAGATCAAATTAATGGATTTACAGAGTTAGATTCTAATATGATAACAGGGGATCCTGCAGATACTATCAAATACTTACAGTCAAAAGAATTTAAGGATCAATTGACTGAGCAAATTATTTCCATCATGATGACAGATGACAGTAAGAGATTTACATGGAACCCTTGGTTGTCTATAATGAGTTGTCTTACATCTGGGTTGAATTTTGAAAATGTAAAAGCAAATTCAGGAAATAACATACTGACTGATGTATTTAATATGCCTGTTGATAAATTATTTTCTAATGCAGGGAGTATGCAATTGGAATGTATTACATCAAAAAATCAATCTTTGAGAAAAACATCTGCAACAACACATTTTATAGGTTGTTTTTATAGTGATTCCAATATACCAATAAAGGCTGCTGTACAAACAATAAACTCTCATATAGACTTTTATGGTGCCACATATATTTCTGTAGGACTGTTAACTTGGTGGAGTATGAGTCAGAAGCATGATATATTAATAAGACTTTTTGATAAAGATCAAACTGGGGGTCATAGAGAGATATCTGCTTTAAATGCACCAGGATTTACATATTGTTATTTTTCTGAGAATTGTTATAGATGGTTGTCATTACATTCTGAAGAAGATTGTATATCAAGACCTGATAAAGATAAAATAATTTTTGAGATCAATGATGAATGGCACAAATTTATCAATAAAGAAGATGATGAAATTGAAGATTTAAATAAACTCTCTTTTTCTAAAGATTGTAAAAGATATGGGCCTAACCAAATGATGCCTAGAATGCTTCTACAAAATTCATGTTTGACTTCTAATGTTATATTGCTTAATTTATTAGATAATACAAATTCAAAATTAATTAAAAAGCAATTTAAAATGCCTGAAAAACTGTTTGATATAATTAGTGCTTATAAAGATGTTAATAGTCTAATTAATCATCATCCAGATGGTACAATAACATCAGTTGCAATTAAATCTAATAAAATTAATCCATTATTCATGATTGCACCTAAATTTAACTTTGAATGGGGTATGCCTCAAGGATTGAATGGATGTCAAGCATCAGTCTTTACAAGTTTTTCAAACAGGTATCTTAGAATGATAGAATTGTATGTGTCTTCTGGTGAGATATTATGGAATGCTGTAAGGGTAACTAGTGATGATAGTACATCATGGTATACTCTAGCTGATGAATCAGATTCCATTAATGTGGGCAAGAGAATATTTGTGTTTGAATCAAGATTCCTAAAGTTAACAGGACATATTCTAAATAGATCCAAAAGTACTATATCTAAAACAATATCAGAATTGAATTCCAAATGGTTCTCTAATGGTCAATTCATTAATGTGACAGGCAAAATGGTGTTATCTAATATAAATATAGGTACAGGTTCAGATCCAGGCTTAGATGTAATTGGTCCCAATATATCAGGTGTGAATCTCTTAAGAGATGGATCTTCAATCTTTTTAGCCACATCATTAGCATTGTATAATACATATCTTTACATGACTCAGTATAATAGATGGTTTATTTTTAATAAAATACATAAATCCTTTTACTATGATATGTTAGGTGTATGTCCAATCACTATAGATGGTTGTCTTCTAAACCCATTAATTCCTAAAATATTGTCATACTTAGATAGAATGACAGTTAGAGATCAAACTTCAGGTGTTTTACTTACCAATGTTATAGATTATATTGTATCAAAGCATGTTAATTTTGTAGCAAGTGTGACTCACCCTTTATTGGAATTTATGGGGAAAATGCCTTTGGCAGTAACAGATGGAGCTGTTGAATTTAAATTTTATAAGGGTAAAGTTGTTAAACATGTATTGTCAGAATTAAACATAAATTCATTTAATCTTAATTCATATGGTCTTCTTATTGAGAACACAACAAACATTGCAAATACTATGACTAATATGTGGTTTACAATGGCAATTAAAGAGCAAGAGACAAGAGGCTCAGAGTCATTTCTTAATAGATTTGGTAATCCTAGGAGGAGTTTTAATCAAGCCAATATATTAGTGGGTACTAATTCTCTGATTTATAAAATGACTGACAAAACAGAACTTTCATATAAAGAGATTGAAGATATATGTTTATCTACAGATAATGTTCAAAATTATATAACAAATTTTAAACAATCTGACCCTAATATTACGTTATTATCTTCAACATTATTTTCTCTATACTCTAATGACATTAAAAGAATATTAATTAAAAACTATGCTCCTTTATCAATAGATTCTCTCATTATTTCTAAAGAAAAAATAAGGTTAACAACTGTTGTGGATGAGATGTCAACTCTTAAAAATACACTGACTATATTAGAATTCCTAACACCTCACACAGCTGAGTGTTCTATGTATAAATCAACATTAAGAGGCAATATAGGATCTTATTATGGTCATGATGTAGGTGGATCATCTCCTAGTGATAATGCAAATAAACTATTACTATCAAAGCGAATTAATGAAATGGTATTGTATAAATTGTATAGGGGTTCATCAGGTTTTTTTATAGGATCAGGCCCAGTTTTTACACAACCAAATTTGTTTCTTAAAACTCTTAAAATGAATAATTTGGTTTGTGGTTTGGGAGTAGGTTCACTTATGGTAGACCATTATATAAAATATGACATTCCTAAACTTAAGATTGGCAAACCTCCTTTCAGGAGAGAGTTAGTAGGAGTAAGAGAAACATTAATTGTTGATGAAAACACACCTTATGTTCTTGATGTAGATAAACCAATTAAAAATATACTTGATTTCATGGAACAAGGAGATGGTGCATATTTCAGATCACAAGGTATGGCAAGATCATATAACAACTTCTTGATGAATTTTAAACCAAACACTTCTTTTGGTGATCCATTTGTAATAGTAACTACTCATTCTCTTAAACTGACTACCAATATTGGTTATATCAGGTCAAACATGATAACATTGGAAAGAAATGGTTATTATTCACATACTATTTTCCCTAGTAAATTATTTAAAACAATTCTGAATTTGAAATATGTTTCATCAACAAATTTTTTCATAACAAAAAATTTCCAAGATATACCATTAGAAGATTTTAAAAAAATAGAAACTTGGATGAGGACAGGCAATAGGGTAACAATTAGATTAAGAGGAGAGCTACTAATTTTTTTAGATAACAGAGTTTTATCTGGTGATTCAGTAATGATTTCAAGAAGTATTTTAATTAAAATTGAAGGATCAGATTTGTATATTCCAATCATTAATTTATCTTTGGATAGAGTTGGTGATTTACAAAATTATGGATTTGGCACAGATACAAAGATACCTAAATTTAATAAGAAATGGCCTTATTTCCCACAATTTGAAGAATTGATAGCACATAATGAATTTGAAGATCTTAAATTTTTTGTGCTCAAATCATATTGTTGGTTATTCTCTAGAGGTATGAATTCTGCAATTTCTGGCTTAATAACTGATTCACATACACATTTAGTTTTCCAACTAGTTTCTAGATATAATACCTATTCTTTTTTTAAAAAACTAATTACAATGAACATTAAAACAGAACCACCTTATGATCTAGATAGATACAAATGGTATTATTGTCAGGAAATATTTATATATTTTTCAGCAAATCCATTAAACTTAGGTATATTCACTACAGTAACATATGTGGATGTTTCCTTTTATGACACAGGAATAGCCCAAATGTTGATGTATAACACTGATTTGTTAGATATGGGTGATTTGGATGAACTCGATATGGAAGATGAAGATGAAGGAAATAAAGATTTGATGTTAGATACTATGTGATAATGTTGTACTTAAAGTATTTTGTTAATTAGAAGGTAATCCTATGGACTGAC